CTTTGCATATAGATAAAAGGTAGTAGTTTTGACTATTCAGAGCCTACCTTACAAGTTGAACCAATTAAAATTATTAAAATTATGAATAATTCAGTCGAGACAAAGAAGGAAGAGGTTAGAAAGAACATTAAGAATGCGTTCGAGTCAGCCACAAAGAAAATCAGAGACATTATTTCTGTTTGTCCTGATTGGGAGGTAGAGGGTATTGACGTAGGCTACAAGTCACTTATCGCTCATTTGAATTTGAAAGGAGTAGGAAGAGACATGATGGTGATTCGCTACCAAGCAAAGGTAGGTAACTTCCAGGAAGAGTCATTTGACACCAATGTAGCAAGCTTCGGCAGCTTTGATCTTCTGGAAACAAACGAAAACCTTAAGTACTACACTGCGGTTGGCGACATCCTTAATCATAAAGACATGCTTTCGCTTTTGAAAGAGACAATGTTCTTCTTTGCAAATAAGATTGCAGAGCTACGTAAGGAGTACGATAAGTTAGATAAGGAGGATTAGTTATGACTAAGCAAGAAGAAATCGATATTCTACAGTCCTTGAAGGGCGATACCTATTTCGCTCAGTTCTTCGGTAGCAAGGACATTGATCAGATGTGTCAGAACATCAGTAACGACTTCGCCATTGAGGGCGGATGCGGATTCAGTCAAAAAGCAGAAGCTTTAGAGCGAATTAACGCAGACCTCAAAAAGGAGATTCAACAGAAAATCTATGATTTAGGAATGGAACTTATCAAGGACCTAGATAAGGGATTTGATGAGGATGCCATCTATCAGTTGGTTAAAGGCGAGGTCGGAGTAGATGCCATCATCAAGTTCAAGCGTAAGAACGATTTGGAGCTTACGGATAAGGAGATAGATTATTTGGTATCTAAACTTCCATGATTATGAAGCATATATGTAGTAATTGCATAGCTTCCGAGATATGCTATAGTGAAGGCAAGAAGCCTAATGACACTTGCCTTCATTGGGAATGGAGATATGCAGGTTTATGGTTTGATAATTAAAAAGTAAGACAATGGGAAAAGAGAAAGTTACAGTAAACGATTTGAAGGTTACACTCTCAGAGCTTGGTGTAACATCTGGCTTGAAGCAGGAAAAGATTATTCAACGCCTGCAGGTCAATGGCTGTTTGATTGCAATGGTAACAGATGTATTAGATCAGCTCATCAAGGATGAGCAGGGCATGTTTAGGCTGTTAAGCGTTCGCTACAAGCAAGAGCAGAAGATGCACTACACTCAAATGCAGGATGCAGCCAAAAAGTACTACTTCCATTTGAAACCCTTTAATAAGAGTTTCTTCGGTGATGAGAATATTTGCGCCAACCTGGAGGATAACGCAAATGACATCTATGAAATCATCAAGCTTCTTGCGGACCACACTAACGACCACAAGGATATGGAAGTGATTAAGAGAAACCTCAGAAAGAGAAAGTTGAACCATCATATTTTCGATTAAGATTATGGCAGATTATAAAGTTGAAGTAGATTTATCGGAGTTGTTTGATGATATGACCATCAACGAGCAGAAGAACTTCTTAGTTGATAAGTTCTGTTCCTTACCTATAGATAAGATGGTAGAGGTAGTTGGCGAAATGCTGGAGAACCTTAATGGCGATCAGACAGCCAAAGTTATAGAAGACGCTTTTGACAACTTGCATGAGCAAGCCCAGGAGCACGTAATCAACTATGTGAAAGGGTAAGGTTATGATGTTTGGTAAAATGATAACTCGCAGATGTCTGCTTACGCTGAGTGGGGGGGCAAAGATTCAAGCCGTTCTCACGATGCCGAAGCCGACAAAGCCCATTTTCCCAAAGGAAATGGAGCGTCAGTTTATTAAGAGTTTTAATGAATCGCAGCCAGATATGGTTCATAAGGTTATTAAGTGTCACATAATGAGAAATTAATGATATGGAAAAGAATATTAATTTAGCGAAAATCTTAAATGGTAAGCCAGTAAATACGAAGTTGTGGTCTCCCTTATTTGGAGATGTATATACTTCAAGCATATGCAGCGAAGATACTATAATAGTAGTAAATCACCATGCTGAATCATCTTCTTTCTATAATAATGGCAAGTACTTTGATCATGCAGAAGCAGAACCTCTATTGTTCCCATCAAAAGAAATGCGTGATTGGAACAAATTTGCTTGGCAGAAGGGCGATATCTTGGTTAATGAGAATAATGCGCATATTATCTTCGAAAAGTTTACAGATGATACATATACAACCTTTATAGGTAGACATTATCTTAATAAGAATTATAAAAATTATGTCCCAGGACGCTATACTTGTGTTACCCAACATTTTCATATTGAAGAAAGTAATGCTGCTCAAATCTATATATAATATTGAGGAAAAAATTGGTGGCAAACTCGATCTTAAAACTTTGGAAATAGAAAAGCCTAAGTGTGAGTTTAAGACATTCGATAAAGTATTGGGGCGAAATGAGAAAGATGATGTATGGGAAGCTGACCTCTTTTCTCATTATAGAGAAGAATCACAATATCCTTTTCGGTGTATCGGATTTAGTCGTAAGTATTGTATTCCTTACGAAGGTAATGAACATCTTCTAGGCACAAGAAATAATCCTGAATAGTACAACCTCCACGACACAGAATGAGCGAAAGTAAGTTAAGGCTTTATGCCCATATACCTTCTTAGCCCCAGAACAATACTGGTCGTGGAGGTCACTATAAAACTTAAAAATATGATGGACGATAAGAAAATAGAAGAAGTTGCAAAAGTCTATATGATTGGTGAGTTTTATGATAGGGATGAAGCCGAATGGAATTATCCTATTACTAATGAAGAAAAACGTAATCAATGTATTATAGATTTCAAGGCTGGTGCTAAGTGGGCTATCAATGAGTTCTTGAAGAATTTATGGCATCCTGCTAGTGAAGCACCAAAACGTAGATGCAACTATTTATTGCTTCATTACAAAGACAAAGAAGAAGAATGTTTTGAAGCTGATGTCGTCGATACAAAGGCTTGGGATTGTTACATTAAAGGCTCATTAGTAGAATATATCAATATTGATGATTTGTTCCCAAAAGGAGGTGAGCAATGAAAGAGCTTAAAGTTGGAGAATATTTTAATTACTGTGGCAAAAAATACATTGTTGTTGAAGATGCCACAGGAAATTGTTGGAATTGTGCGTTTGGGTGTTCCCATGGATGGTGCGCTAATAATACGCTGAAGTGTAAAAATCATAATTGGAACGCTTTGAATAATCGACTATATTGGGAATGGACAATAAGAGAACGTTCTGATAATAAGTGTGTAATCTTTAAAGAAGTTAAGGAGTAAAGCGTATGGGCGAAGTAAAAAATGAAATTCTAGGAATTGCTTTCTGGATATTTTTAACGGTTTATTTTTTAATTTGTAGCGTTATAGCAGCATATCTATGTGGTTATTTCTCACCAGATTGGTATAAAAGATATAAGAAACTTAAAAAATAAAGCGTATGTATTATGAATATAGAATAGTCAAGATTGAGAAAGGTTTGTTTCTCATCGAGTATAAGACCGGTCCTTATGGAGTTTGGCATGAAGTGAAAGATAAGAAGTTTAAGACTAAGCCAAAGGCTGAAGCTTGGGCTAGAAAGAACTTAGTGTAAAAAGCAAAGCGTATGAATACAAACAGCTATTTACGAATAGAAAATGGATATGATATATCTAAGATAACTGGGGTTATTCCTCAGAATATTGGAGAAGGATTTCAGTTTGATCTTTCTGATAAAACATATACAACTATGGGTAGCTATACTAAAGACAAAAAAAGACTCATGAATATCGAAATTAGTTCTTTTTGTGGTCTTTGTGGTGGAGCAATACATTATTACGCAAAATTGTATATTAAAGTAAGCAATATGTGTGGTAACAGCTCGGTAAGTGGATATTTGGGTGGAATTGAAATTCCAAACGACTATCAAACCATCAAAGGGGAGTTTGTTAGACCACTCACTCAAAAGGAGAAAGATGAGCAACCAGACAGATGGGATGATTGGTATGAAGTAGGGGATTTAGTTAATGCCTTCGAATCTCTTGAAGAGATAGAGAATTTAATTAAAAACCTCAAAAAGAAGTTCTCTTCTAAAGAGTGGAAAGTTGAGATAAGACGCAATTATTAATTACCTTCAGGCATAAATAATAGAAGTATGGATAAAAATGTTGTATTATCAAACGAAGAGTTAGAATTACTCATAACAGGCTTACATTGTGTAGATGAACGTAGTTATAATTTTTATACCACAACATATACACCTTGGAGTGAAGCTAAAGAGTTAAAAGAGAATTTGCGAATAAAGCTCAAAAGAGTATTGTTAAATGTTTAACGTCTTCGGACATAATTTTAAAAGATATGACAAAAGAAGAATTAAAAGTAAAGGTTGACAAACAACTAAGCATTATCAATGATGCTAACGATGAGATTTGTTCTTACGTAAATGATTACATCGAAAGTCTTCCATACAAGGTTGGCGACAAAGTTAGCTGTTCCAGATGTGATGTTTGTTGGATTAAAAGTATTGTTCCGGAAAAAAGTTATAGAGGCTATACTGGCAAGATTGAAGTAAGAATCAACCCTGCTAAGAAAGATGGCACTCGCTCCAATAGAGAGTTTGTACTATGGAGTATGGAAATTGATAGTATCAAAAAGATTAGTTAATCGCTTTTGGGCATAAATAGTAGTAATATGACAATACAAGAATTAATTGATGAATTATCAAAGGTAGAGGATAAGACTATGGAAGTTTGCTTTCCTTATTCTCATGGAACACAAGAAAACGGAGAGCCTCTAAGTATAGCTGAAGTATCTGTGTACAATGATTGTGTTATAATTTATGATTAACCATCCTGCAAAGGATATAAATAGATAGTAATATGAATACAGAAAAATTAGAAAGAGCAAATATCTTAGCAAAGAGTTTAATTCCTAAAGTAAATGAACTCTTAAATATGTCTCCAAAATCAATGCGTAGTAGTCTTGCTGATGCTATTTGTGGGCTTTCAGAGTGTGATGAAGAGTTTAAAACAAAATTCAAGCAGCTTCTGAATGAAACAAAACAGAGATTTCAGAAAGAGTTTGATGAGATTTAGTAACTAAACACCCTCTCCCTTTTACAGGAGAGGGTAAAAAGAAGAGAATATGGACTTAGTAATTACAATATTAGGTTGGATTGCATTAGACGTTATATCTGCTTATCTGTTAGCAATAGTAGGTAAAATAATCTTTGATGCTGCAACCGCTGATTATAAGTTATACAAGCATGTAAAATTGTGTCGCAAAAGATTGCTAAGACAGCGATATGAAGATTACGCTTGGCTGTTACTCCAGTTAGAGAAAGATACGGAAGTTTTCAATCTTACTCATAACACAAGAGATTGGACTTTTGAAGATTGGGGAGAATTTTATCTTAAAAAGGCAAAGGAGGATAAGAAATGAGCAAAGAAAAGGCTATCGAGAAAATACAATATGCTGTAATGCAAGTAGCTTCTGTCTATGCCTGTTCTGCTATCTTTGATGAAAAAACAAAGGTAATAGAAGGCAGACAGAAAGAACTTGAAAAAGCGATTGTTAATTTGCATGATGCACTTAAAGAGTTGGAGGGTGATATGACAAAATTTAATGTAGTTAGATATTGGGATACATATCCCGATGGAACTGTTGCAACTTGCGATACAGAAGAAGAGGCAGAAAAGATATGTAATGAATATCGTAGAAACTGCAAACCTATGTACGACTATTTAGTCAGAAAGGAGGGTGAATAATGACTAGAGAAGAGTTAAGAAATAATTACGAAAAAGAAATCTGTGAGTTATGCTGCCGAGAGTATTATACTAGCAGAGCACTCCCAGAATCACTTTGCGAAGGTCAGTTTTGCGAAGAGGCAGAAGATAGTTTCGCAGAAGAACACAATATAGAGTTGGAGGATTGATTATGATACAAAAACAGACATGGAAGGATGAAATCAGAATTTTAATAACTGATGAAGAAAATCATGGCTCTGTTCAAATATCTATTCCATTATATGTTAGTGATATTTTCGGCAAGGCTGATGCTCTAATATACGCTCTTTGGGTTGATGTTGTTTATAGAAGAAATGGTGTTGCACAACGCCTGTTACAACTCGCAGAACAACAGGCTAAGTTAAATGGGGTGAAGAAAATCGGATTGGAATTTGATAAAGATGAATCTGATAGCTTTGTTCTAGATTGGTATCTCCGCAGTGGTTATAAACTATTTGATAAGAAAAGTAATTTATTAATTAAAAAATTGGAGGAATAGTTATGTCTTGGTTAGCAGTAGATAAAGGTGGCTGTGAACATATTTTTGCAGAAAAACCTTGCAGAAATGAAAGTAATACATTATGGATTTGCTCTGTCGTATATTTATATGGGCCGAGGTACGCAAATACCGGTTGCTGTTACCTTCCTAAAGGTAGTATTGAAATGCTCATCGGAAGAGAATTGTCTTGGAGTGATGATCCTGTAGAACTTAAATAAGAATAGCTTATGTATAGACCGATTACAATGTATCAGATTGTTTGCGATAGATGCGGAGAAGTATTTGGAGGTACAGATACTTGCTCTGCACTATTCAGTAACAAAGAAGTTGATATTGGTGACTACTCTGATTGGGAAATGATAGATGGTAAACACTATTGTCCCGATTGTTATGAAGTAGAGGTCATTGATGGAGTGTATAACATTAAAGCAAAATAGATATGAAGATAGAAAATATCAAATTCAAGGCTATACGTCTTGACGGAAAAGGATGGGTTTGCGGATATTTCTACGAGGAGAATGGTAATACATACATTATTGAGAATCGTCAGAAAGAAAGCAAGTTAAACAGAAATCTCACTTATCAGGTTGATCCTTCTACCGTCTGCCAGTTCACAGGGTTAAAAGATAGTGAGGGAAAGGAGATTTGGGAAGGTGATATAGTGCATGACAGTTATGACCTTTTATGTATAGACAATCTCTATGAGGTAGTTTATATTGAAGAAGAAGGAACGTTTGCCTTCAAGAGTTTAGATAAAGTTGACAATTACGAGCCGTTTGTTAATTTATTTGAAGCTTATGTTGTTGGCAATAAATTCGATAAGGAGAAGTAGCGTATGAATAAACAAATAATCTTAGACGAACAAGATATTAAAGAGTTCCACGAGGATGCGGAGCATCTACGTTGGCTATACAATAGAATGGTGTGTGAGCATAGCGAAAATGAAAACTTTGATTACATGCGTCGCTTCGTCAAAATATTCAATAAGTTAAAACAATTATAGATTATGAAGATTAGGTTGGCAAAGAAGATAATGAAAGCAGACACTTATGCTGATTATCCAAGTAAGCATCCTTCACCTTACTGGAAAGCGAAGTTTAAGGAAGCTTATAACGAGTATGGTTGTGTTACGTTCTGTGAAGATTCGAGCAAGTGTAAATACCGTAACAAGTTCGACCATCGTATCAAAAAGGCAATTAGTTTAACAAGATAAAAGAAATGAGATATGAATGAGTTTACAAAGGTCTTTGCAAAGACAATAGAAGATGAAGCTATCAAGCAGATAGAAGTTCTATCCAATAGCGATGCTTACTCTGGTTGTGAAATAAGAATAATGCCAGATTGCCATGCAGGTAAAGGATGCACTATTGGCACGGTAATAGAGCTTGATAACAGAGTAGTTCCTAACACTGTTGGAGTAGATATAGGCTGCGGCATGAAAGTCGTAAGACTTGGTAAAGTTGATATTGACTTGCAGAAATTTGATGAAGCAGTCAATAAGTTGATTCCGTCTGGTTTTAATGTCAACGAGGGAGAAGTATCAGCCTACATAAACGGATTGGTTGATGGTTGTATGTTTGGCAAATTCCGTGCTTGGGATTGTCTTGACAGCATGGAAATAGTATATCGTTCTGTTGGAAGTCTTGGCGGTGGCAATCACTTTATTGAGTTAGATGCAAATGAAGAAGGAGAGAAGTTTCTTGTGATACATACAGGAAGTAGAAACCTTGGTGTTAGGGTATGCAACTATTACCAAAACCTTGCTTACCCGTATTGCCACAAGAAGGCTGCCGATAAGTCGGAGGTTATTGCCAAGCTAAAAAGCGAAGGCAGAGAAAATGAGATACAGAGTGTTATCAAGTCATTAGGTACTAAAAATATAAGCAAGGAACTTTCTTACTTGGAAGGTGATTTGCTCAATGACTACCTCAATGATATGCGCATAGTTCAAAAATATGCTGAACAAAACAGAATGATTATCGCCAACAGACTTGTAAATGCTTTAGGTGTGGATATTGACCCAAATTCAGACAAGCATTCTTTTACAACCATTCACAACTATATAGATACAGACAAGGGTATATTGCGAAAGGGAGCTATCAGTGCAAAAAAGGATGAGGTAGTCATTATCCCAATGAATATGCGTGATGGTTCTCTTATCTGCAAGGGAAAAGGTAACAAAGATTGGCTATGCTCTGCCCCTCATGGCGCAGGTAGATTAATGTCTCGTACACAGGCAAAGAAAGAGTTATCTATGGATTCTTACAAGAATGAAATGAAAGGTATTTATTCCACATCAGTTTGTGAAGAAACCATTGATGAAGCACCTATGGCATACAAGCCAACCGAAGAGATTGTTGAGTTAATCAAACATACGGTTGATGTCATTGATGTTATTAAACCAATTTACAACTTTAAAGCAAAATTATAATGAGCAAGGAAATATTTGACTTCTCGGAGGCTCTGAGAAGAATGAAGGAGGGAAAGAAAGTGAGAAGAAACGGCTGTTATTTTAGTTTGTCTATAAACAAGTATAAAGAAATATCCATCTTGTACCAACAAAGTTCCATAGAATCATTCACCCATGTTGTACCACATTATTGGCATTTCTTCTCCTTGGATGATATTCTTGCAACAGACTGGGAGGAGGTGGAAGAATGAGTGAAGATGATATAGTACGCAAAATTATGCAAGTCATATACGACTTTAACGACACGGACGAGTTCTGTCAGTGCCCACGTCTCTCTTCGCAACGTGAAGCAAAGATGATAGAGTATTTAGATAGAGTTTATGCCCTCAGACCTGTATATACAGGGAATAGTTACATATTTTTAAGAAAAAAAGATGAAGAATGAAAAAGAAGTATAGTTTCGCAAACGCCAAGCCTGTTCCTTTCGGAAAGATAGACTATTGGTTTCGTGTTGGTCAGTGTGGATGCCATAAGACGGACTACAAGCCGAACCTAATGGACAAGCGAAAGTTTATGGCTGAGTTAAGAAGAGACAGTAACATAATGATAAAACATTCTGAGTATGGAAAAGAAAGTATTGACCCTCACCGTCAGCAAGGAATGGTTCGATATGATAGTGTCGGGCGAAAAGAATGAAGAGTATCGGGTAATTAAAGATTTTTGGATGAGTCGCCTTCTCCTTATCAAGGATGAGAAATTCAAAGATTTCGATAAGTATGATAAGCTTCATATCGGTAAGACATTTGAAATGCTTATAGACATCAATGCTATCAAGGAGAAACTGAATAATGGTACAATGAAGTTCGTACCATTCACTCACGTTCTCTTCAAGAACGGCTACTATGACGATAGCCCAAAGGTAGAAAAGGAGATTGAGAGTATAACCATCGGCAAGCCGAAGGAAGGTCTTTGCCCAGGCAAGTGGTTGGACCATGAGTTTTTCATTATTAAGTTCAAGTGATATGATTGCAATTAAAGTATCTTCCGAGAACATCCAAGAATTATGGAAATGCCCGGACGTTTCAGAGTTAGTAAAGACTGTCAGCGGAGACTGTACTAAACAGACATTGATAGTTAGGTTGAGAAATCGAGAGTTCTATGTTCCTGATGGATTCTATCTCGTGAAAGACGAGAATGATCAATGGAGCACACTCAGCCCATCACTGTACGAACTTATAAAAGACAAGGTTCATGGCGAGAAGTGAGGAGGATATCCGGGAATACCATAGAAGGTACTACCAGGAGCATAAGGAACATTTATTGGCAAGAATGGAAGTCTATCGTAAAGAGAACGCTGAAAGGATTGCTGCAAACAGAAGATATAACAGAAAGAGAAAGAAAGCCTTGGGCGGCTTAACGAACCCAAATATTAAATAATGAGTAGAGGAAAACATTTTAGTGCAGAAGAGATTGAGTTCATCAAGGTTAACGCTTTGGTGATGACGACAACGGAGATTGCAAAGCAGCTCAATCGTAATTATTGGGCCATCCATCGTAAGATGAAGGAAATGGGTATCAGCAAGAGCCACGTGTTTACTGCTGACGAGGATTTCATCATTCGCAGAATGTATGGCAAGTACCCGGTAAAAGCCATTGCTACCAAGATTGGCGTGGACGAGAACGCTATTTACAACCGTTGCAAGAAGCTTAAGCTAACGAAAGGAGGTGCGCAATGATTGTCATAGTTACCGCTATGGATAAGGAATACGACCTTATCAGCGAATGGATTGCAAAGAATTGGCTTGACTACAAAAATGTTCAAAACATAGCTTTAATCAAGTCTGGTATTGGCAAGGTTAATGCGGCATCTTGCTTGACAGAATTTCTTTCGTCGAATACGTCCAGCAAAGTTACAAGAGTTATCTCGGTAGGATGTGCCGGTGCTGCTGTTGCCGGTTTAAAGCCTGGTAATGTCGTGATTGGCAATTCGTACTGCTACCACGATGTATATTGCGGCGAACCGAATGCCAACGGGCAAGTTCAAGGTATGCCGGCAGTCTTTCCTTCTGATTTCTCCTGGATTGATATGGATGAAAGATTCAGATTAGGAACCATAGCTACGGGAGATAAGTTTGTCACTACGAGAGAGCAGGTATTGGCGATTAAGGATTTCCTTCCTAATTCGTATAACGTATGTGCTATTGACATGGAGTCTGCTGCCCTCGCGCAGGTATGCTACAAGAAGGGTATTGGTTTTACGTCCATCCGAGTTATTAGCGATAATCCCCTGGAGCCGAACCAGACCGAGCAGTATGCAGGTTTTTGGGATAGTCTTGCCGAAAAGGCATTTAGTGTTGTTTGTAAATTATTAGAGAATGATACCAAGTTTTAAAGTTGATCATACGAAACTGAAGCCAGGTCTTTATGTTTCGAGAGTAGATAAATGGGGCATGGAGACTGCTACCACATTCGATATTCGCGTGTGCAAGCCAAACAAAGATATGATGTCACCTGCTGTCGCGCACACAATAGAGCATTTGATGGCGGACTACCTACGAAATGACAGCCCTCTTAGCAATTCCGTTCTGTATTTTGGACCGATGGGTTGTCTTACAGGTTTCTATCTTATCCTTAAAGGTACGTGGACTTCAAAGCTCATAAAGGAAATGATAGTAGAAGCCTTCAAGGCTTGTTCGCTATCAAAGACGATTCCAGGTGCATCGGAAGTGGAATGCGGTAATTACAAGCTCAACGACTTAAAAGGAGCAAAAGAACTATGTGATATGTTCTCCGTATATCTATCCACAGCTGGACCGGATAAGCTCAATTATCCAGATTAATATTTATATGTAACCATAAAGTATTTAATCATTAAGTATATTTCCTTGCAATATATTTGGTGATTAAATATTTTTTTTATAATTTTGCAGCATTACTTATTGCTATCGCTTCGTACTGGGATATTTCTTGAATTTTATTGTTCAATTAAATATTTAGTTAGAATGAAAAAAAGAACGAAGCAAGTTTTAGTTATTCTGAAACCCAAATCAAAGGCGTTGGGGTTCAGTAGAGAGGAGTTAGAGGGTATTGCTGCCGATGTTGCCAATAACTTAGAACTCGATGAAGAAGCCTCAGACGAGGATGTAAACGCAGAGATTGAAAAGCAGGTCAATGCGGTTCTTCCTTATCTTAAGATTGCGCAAAAGACTGCGCAGCGTACTATCCAGAGTTTTAAGGATAGTCAAGACTTGGATGACGACGAGGTCGATGACGATGATGATGACCCTGCCGGCAACAAGAAACCAATCCGCAAACAGAAGAGAGAGAAAGATGAGCAGGTCCCAGCATGGGCGCAGGCACTCATTACTCAGAACAAAGCCTTGCAGACCGAAATCCTCGGTTTGAAGTCAGAGCGTGAGAATGATGGCCGCCGTTCTAAGCTGAAGGCACTCCTTAAGGACAAAGGTACGTTCGGAAAGACTGTCTTGAAGAATTTCGACAAGATGAAGTTCGAGAACGAATCTGAGTTCGATGATTTCTACGATGGTGTTGTGGAGGACTTGGCAGCTATCGATCAAGAGCGTGCTAACGAAGGTCTCGGAAAGCTTGGTGCTCCTGCGGCTCAGAGAAAGCCTAAGAAGGATGAGGTTGAGGTTATCAAGGACAATGAGATTGATGAGCTTGCCGAAACAATGTAATCTTTAAATTTTAAAAGTTATGTATGGCGTAAGCAAGACAGAAACGTATGATTCAGGCAAGGAGTCTGTAATCATCAGAAATTACGTGAATGGCATCATGGGTGGTGTCGTTCTTGACTTGACAGGTTTCTCTGGAGAGTTCATCCAGTGCGGACACATTATCATTCGTGACACTACGTCTGGCGAGTACAAGCCAATGCCTGTAACAGGTGGGGCTTATGCTTCTTTGCCAGAGAGCCACGAGTATGTTGGCATCTGTATGACAACAGTTCCGGCAGATACCCCTCATGTTGGTGTTATGACGGCAGGTGAGGCTAACGATAAGGCTGTCCCTTATCCTGTCGATACAATCAAGGCAGCTTTGAAAACAGACGTTCCTACTCTTCAGTGGGGACACGATGCAATCGGTTAAGGAGGTGATTTATGCAACAGAGTTCTTTATTTCTTAAGTATATCTTGAGTTTCTTCCCAATCCTGAAGACATTGATTGAGAAGATTAACGGTAAGCGCAAGAACGAGATGACGTATCTCCACAAGGATACATCCATTCTCCGCCGCGTTTATTCTACCGACAACAAATGGGAAGCCGACACAGTTGATACCTCTTACGTAGCTGCTGACTACGTGGCAGTGGATTCTCCTGTTCCTTTGAAGTCTCGTGACAAGATTTCAACCGCCAACGGCAAACTGCCAAAAGTCGGTATGAAGAAATTCTTGAAGGAGTCAGATATCCTCGCTCTCAGACTCATGGAAGCACAGGGAGGTCAGACAGCAGAGATTCGCCGTAAGTTGGCTCAGGACCCGGTAGCTTGTAATGTCGGTGTTGATGAGCGTAATGAGTACGCCCTTTTGTATGGTCTTTCTAACGGCTACGTAGCTGTTCGTGACGACGATAATCCAAAGGAGTTGCTCCGTATCAAGTATCAGTACTTGCCGAAAAATCAGCTCGGCATCAACAATGTTGATACTGGTATTACCGTTGCAGACTTGAAGGAATGTATCGCGAGAGCTTCGAATGATGGAAACACCATCTTGATCTTCTGGATTGGTAAGGCTAAGTTTGACGAATTGAAGAAGGCACAGGACGCTCGCGAGCTTGTTGCCAACTATAAGGGTCAGACTTATGACTCCAACACAAAGCTGCCGGTTCCTACTTCCAGCGTATTCCAGGAAGCATTCTTGGACGAGACCGGTGTATCATTCCGCATCATCAACCGTACCGTCCGCTTGGAGCATGATGGCGTGAAGAAGAGTGTTAAGCCTTGGAACAACAATATGATTATCGGTGTATGCTCACAGATGATTGGTGCCCTCGTTTACGGTCAGGTAGCAGAGGCAACCAACAGAGTGGCAGGTGTAACCTATCAGCAGATTGATTACAAGCTTATCTCTCAGTATTCAACAACTGATCCATTGCGTGAGACTACTGCGGTGCAGGCATACTGCTTGCCTGTCATCGAGGACGTTGACACAATCTATCAGATTGATACTAAGCTGGCTGACCCAGACGTTTCGGTTGATACCGAAAAGGAGAAAGCAGATACAGAGGACGCTAAGGTAACAATCTCTGATGTGACCTACAAGAAGCCGGAGGCTATCACAACTCTCAACGCTCTTGGTGCTACACTTCCTAGTGACGCCAGCGACAAGGAGGTCATTGATGCCTACAATGAGCTGCCTCCTACAAAGAAGAAGGAGTTCAAGGATAACGCAGCTAAAGCTGAGGAGTAATCATGAAGACGGTCGGACAAGCTTTGGTGGATGAGGTACACATCCCTATCCCCTATGGTTTCGTGGAAAACGCTTGCATAAAGCGTGACCTCGATATCGAATCAGAGTTCACTGGTGACGTTGCCAGAAGTGACGCCTACAAAGGAACGCTTGCCGACTGTCTGCTTTCTCTCATACAAGCCGTTAGCTTCTCCGAAGCGGACAAATCAATAGGTTCCCTCTCGGAAGACCAGCGAAAGGCTATATTAGTTCAAGTCAATCGTTTATATAACTCTATCGGCGAGGAGGAGGTTTCACTTACTCCAAAGCCGACAGTTTACATTAATTGCTGATGAGTCTATTGAGTTTTCATGCCTCAAAGCTATACCGGCAGCAGAAGGTAGCTGGCTATACAGATGATGATGGAAATTATCACCAGGGCAAGACCGAGTGGAAGTTCTGCTGCACTTGTGATGTAGTTCCTGCTGGCGAGGCCAACAAGTTAGTTACATCTGACGGTTCTATTGATTACTACTCCTACGAAGTGCATAACTTGCCCGTAGGAATTGAAAAGTTCTCTTATGGGGATTTTATCAAGCTAGAAATTTTAGGGGCAGAGGAGGTAATTATCAAGGTCAAGGGATTTCATCGTTATCAACTACAGTGTAAGATATGGGCATAAGAATGACAACCAGCGCTTCCGCTCTCGATGCCTTCCTACAAAGAGCCGCAAGGAAGATACAAGAGAATGTGCTTAAGGCATTGAGCAAGCTAGGAGACGAATCTGTGGTTAGAATCCGTAACAGGTCTGCCAAGGAAAGCTGGATAGACCATACGGGCAACCTAAGAAGCTCCATAGGCTTCGCCGTGTACGAGCAGGGAAGTAAATATATGGAATCAGCCTTTTCGCAGGTTCTCAGTGGCACTGACGGCTCTGTAAAGGGCAAGAAGATGATCAATGACCTTGCTAAGGAATATTCCAGGGTTTATGCTTTGGTTGTCGTTGCCGGAATGGAATACGCAGGAGAGGTGGAAGCCTTGGAAAGCAAGGATGTCCTCGCATCAACGAAGATATGGGCCACATCCATTGTAGAGCAGCGTGTGAAGACAGCAATAGACTCAGCAGTTAATGAAATAAACAAGTGGAAGATATGAAATCAGACGGAGCAATTAAGACAGATGTTTACCGGTACATCAATGAAAGCGGTTTTATGAACAACGTCAATGGCAAGCTGTCAAAGACGATGAGACCGCATAATTCTCATAAGGAAGATGTCGTTATCTCCATCTTGGCTAATGAGGGAACGCAGCTTCAAACGGCGATTATAAATGTAAATATATATATACAAGACCAGGACGTAGATGGGCAGTTCGAGGAGAACACTATCAGAGTTGACGAAATCTGCAAACTGGCTTGGAATCTCTTGGAAACGTTCAGAACGAGCGAGTATGCAGCCCACGCTATTGAGCAGAGGGTATATGCAACAAGCACGGGAGAACATGTAATAAATAATCAAGTTGAATATAAACTCATAAACGATTAAATTATGTCAGTAACATCATGGGGCAAATGCACTATCTACGTTCAAGAGGTAGGTAGCAAAAAGAATGAGTGGACTAAGCTCCCAACTCCAAAGGATGGCACTACTACTGTTACTCCAACGAAAGGCGATACTATGACCCAGGTTGAGGAAGGTGGCGGAATTGTTGACCGCAAGACAAAGAAGTCTACCTACGAGGCTGCATATCAGCTCTTCATCAAGAAGAACCAGTCGCAGCCATTCAAGACCATCGACGGTACCGTAGAGGGTAACTTCCGTTTGGCTATCCAACCGGAAGACGCCGAGCTTCCTGGCGTTTACATGGGTAATACCACAATCGGTGCAGAAGAGGCCTATACAACTGAGAGCGGTGCTCTTATCACGTACACTCACTCAGCTCTCATTCCAGAGGGTGACGCAGTGGCTAAGACTGTCAACTCGAAGGGTGAGGACGTATATTGTGCTTACCGTTGGCGTGTCATTACTGCCACAAAGGGAACAGGTGAAAAGTATGCCTTGACTTTCAAAAAGCCGCAGGATGGCAATACCGCTCCTGCTGAAATCACGGAAACTTACGAAGAGACATAGGCATATCCTAATATCCCTTCCGCCGACTGAGGGTTATCAGCCGGCAACCTACCCAAGTAGCTCAGTTGGGAGAGCGAGACCAAATAGTCCGTCGCATGCAAAAAAAATCCAGGGTCTTCAAAAGCTGGTTGAAAGACGCAGGTTCGAGTCCTGCCTTGGGTGCCAACAATTTAAATTCGAGTGATATGGAAGAGTTAGGAATCATTATATCGAATACGCTCACAGATATGCCGATAGGCTTTGATACTGAGCACGCTCACGTTAACATCTACCCTACTACACTGGGCATGATGTACCTAACGTCGCAGTTAGTAGATAGCTTGGAGCTAGACAAAGAGTTACTTCAAGCTGATCCATTCTTGGAAGCATTGCGAGTTGCAAACACCAAAAGGGAGACATGCTGCAGATTGATTGCATATCATTCACTCAATACAAAGAACGAAATACTAGACTCCAAATGCGTAAGCAGGCAGACGGAGTTAATCTTCAAAGAATGTTCCAACGAGGATATAGCCACTCTCCTCATCATCATCCTTAAGGCTAACTCATACCAGACAATAGCCAAAGAGACAGGAATGGAAGAAGAAGCGAAGCGTATGGCAAAAGTCAACGCAGCAAAGAAGTCGGAGAATAGCTTTATATTCGGGGGCAAGACAATATGGGGAACTCTAATAGATGCTGCTTGCGAAAGATACGGATGGACTTTCGATTACGTGGTATGGGGAATATCGTATAACAACCTGACTCTCATGCTCAAAGACAAGATTACTTCAATCTATCTGTCTGACGAGGAGAGGAAGAAAGCCCATATACCGGCAGCAGGGGAAGAGGTCATCGATGGCAACAACAAGGAGGCGGTCATGAAGGCGGTGATAGAGTCCGAGACCGAGATTTAACCGAAGTCTTCCTGCGCACGCACGTAAAGTTCCCATATCGAACACTCATATTTGGTGTTTCCCCGGCGATTCTTTATAACAGAGTATAAATTCAAGGAAAAATAGAACATTATGCCAAGCATTAAATTCGATACAATAGTCGAGACAGCCAAGGTCGTTTCCGGTTTTCGAGACATTCAGAACGCAGTTCATCAGACTGCTGAGAGGGTTGAGAAGGACGGAAAGTCTATTGACGATGTAATCTCGAATATACAGAACAGTATGAACATTGCCATTGGCGGTTGGAGCATTGGCAAGTTCGTCAATCAGATGATGCAGGTCCGCGGTCAGTTCCAGCAGACAGAAATGGCATTCAAGACGATGTTGCAGTCTGAGGAGAAAGCTGATGCTCTCATGAAGCAGTTGATCCGCACGGCAGCCGTCACACCTTTCGGGGTTGAAGACGTTACAGAGGGAGCCAAGCAGCTCCTTGCGTTCAACGTAGCAGCCGAGGATGTCAACAAGACGCTTATCGGATTGGGAGATGTTGCAGCAGGTATGGGTCTAAACCTTAAAGACCTCGTGATGCTTTACGGCACCACCATCGCCAAGGGCAAGATGGACACGATGGACTTGTACCAGTTCCTCAACCGAGGTATTCCTATCGCAGACGAGATAGCCAAGGTTATGGGTCTTGACGTTACCAACGCCATCAAGGAGGTACAGAAGCAAATCAAGGCAGGCAAGGTTACCA